TTTGTTACCGACCTTTCTTAATCCGCCGAATGATCCGATTCTCAAGTTTCTGTTCCTTGATTTTCGGAATCGTTTGAGCAATAGACGTACGTGCTCGGTTTAATGCTTCAGGTACCGCAGCTGCACCAATCTCACCGGTTATTACCCTTGCTAGAGGACCAACTACAGGACCAAACAGAGCACGAGGGCCAGATGCGTTTAATTCTGGGGCTAGTGCCTCTTCGGCTGTCTCTGGATTTACGATCTCTCTTGGTGATTTTGTAATTTTTCTCCGACTCATATTCCCTCCTTACGCCACTGATTGTAGCGCACTACGTAAGTCGATACCCTGTGGGATACCCGGTGCACCAGCTAGCGGGATACCACGAACGATTTGTCCGGATGTCGGAATCTGATTAATCCCACCACCCTGACCACCAGTAACATTCTGGATCAGTTGGTTGAGGTCCGTCCCAGCACCACCTGCACCGCCCTTCTGGAAAATTTCGTTGATGTTTGGAACCTCAAATTCCCGGAAAATACTACGCCAGAAATTCAGTGCATTGATTTGTCCCATCACCATTTGACCTAATGGTGATCCCATGACTGAAAGAAGTTGAATCAGATTCTGTTGTCTCATCCCCTTCGAGAGAGCCGAGGTCGCGCCTACTGCCCTCGCGGCATAGTTCGGGACGAGATCATAATGTGTCAGAGTCTCACGGGAAGCACTGATCGGGTCTCCTGTCACTGAGTCAAACTGTGCTCCATCTGCCAGAATCAGAACTTCCACAGGCGGATCGAGGAATTGCTTATCAAGTGCGATGAACATGTTCGCAAGTCGTTCAAGGAAGACCTCTTCGTAAAGTCGAGATTCCAGAAGTAACCGCGTACCAGCCGCCTCTCGACGACCGATGAACTCACGGGCAGTTTGACGATCTGCACCCTGAAGACCCGCGATAGCATCGTCCACGATAGCCGTGCCCATATTCGTGTACTCACGCATCTGATCGACCTTCCTATCACCGAGCAAGAGTGATTGAAGGTTCGCTTGCATCGGTGAAATCGCTTCATTCGGATTTCCATCGAGTCCGATAAACCGACCAGGTCTTGCATAGAGATTCTTCGTATTTAGACCAGCGCCACGATCATAGAACCACATCGGGTCAATCACCAAGTCTGCGGCATCGAGGGTCTGATTCAGATAACGATTGCCAGTGATCTGAAGTTTCTCGACAATCTCGGCCTTGCCAGGTGCGTAAAAATAATGTGGGTCTGGTGTCGGCGAATACTCCAAGAACGGGATCGCGTTATGCCAAAATGGTAGAGCACGGTTCCGGAACAGGTAACGACGGTTGGCGACAGTGATAACACGCTTCAATACGCCATCAGGTGACAACTCCGAGGGAACATAACCCCAATATTCTAGAATCTCAATCGGTCGTGTGTACTTGTCCATGAATCGAGCAGTATTCTCATCCATACAACTACGAACAGCAAACCGAGAGATCATAGCGCTGATAAGCGCCTCATCACCACCGACTCCACCCTCGTGGGTCATTCTCTGATATTCAGAAGCCTCAAAGATACCCTCAGAGACGAGATAACGAACCTCGTCGAGATCGAGGAAGGAACGACGAATAAACCAACGCATATCCTTGATCCGTTTAAACCCGGGTTGTGGGAAAGCATCAAGAAGATCGACTGGAACTGATTCAGGTCCGTCGAAAGAGATGATCTTACTCTTTTTGATCGACTTGACGATCTGACCTGACATCGGGATACGGTCTACATATTCGAGAATCCGTTCTTCTTCAAGTCGTTTCCAACCAACTTGCATGATGGCCTTACCGTAAAGGTCAGCCTGAACGATCAGGTCCACCTGTTTCTGGAATGCGTCATCATCTTTCATCTGTGCCGAACAAAGAGCCTCACGTTTCCGGGCACAACTACTGTCATCGGGTCCATAACCGAGAAACGTGACAATCGGCCACATGTTGAGTGAGGTCGCTGCTTTTCGAGCCGCATCTGCCCAAATTGCCGAGAAAATGAGTGGAATATGGACATTGTTCTTGTGTGGGTGATAACGACCGGTCCATGAACCTCGCCAGAGGTCATAGAGCCGAGGCCATTTCATCCGATTACCAAGAGAGTCAGATTCGGAAAGGTTCATCCGATCCACAACCATATTTACAATCTGTTCTCGGTAGGCAGTGGCTCCCTCGGCGCGTTCGATGGTAAGCATCATAGAAATCTCTCCTTGTTACCTCATCACGCGGCTGATCCAATCGGGAACGTCGAGTGGGAGAAAACTACGGTTATTGTTGATGCAACCCTTATGAACACAAATATAAGTGAATAGATCGCGTGTAAGGTGTACATCAAGACCACAGTAATAGAAAAGTTGTCCCCAATCACCCGTACTAATGAGTGACTTGACACAAGTACCATTCTTAGTCTTTCCTCGACCGATGTTCCGACGACAGACTGCATCAAGAGTAAAGTCGCCTTTCTGTCCTACGATCCCTCGGTGCGCATTCGCGCGGGCGAGTTCTGAGTAGATGTCATAATGATATTTGAGTCGAAGGTTTCTTCCAAGGATACCTTCAATGACAGGAACATCAAATCGTTTAGAATTGTAACCGACGACCACATCTGCAGCTTCTAAGTGTTTTGCCACTGTTCGGATCGAATGGTCATCGTAGGGATAGAGCCAATTGTCGATTGTGTCATAGATCATGAGGGCAGAAATACCACCCTCACCATGTCGGAGAAGTTCCCAACCAGCCTCTTCGTCATCGGGACGAAGATCACTCGCGTATGTTCGAGTCTCAAGGTCAAAAAAGCAGATGCGGGTCACGAAATCCTTTCCGTGGAGCGATTTCTACTGCTCCACTATACCGGGTCACGTGGTAAAAGTTCACCATCGTCCCCGCGATTTCCATCATTTGGACCATTGACTGATGCTTCATCCCACTTTCTAAAAATCTCCTCTGAACTCGGTGGGGCAAAGGGCCGACCAGAGAGGTCTCGAAGACATTCATCTCCGGGTTGCATCGGTGCGTATCCCTCGAATGCTGCCTCATTAAGATAGACTTGTGTGGGAGGTTGCCAAATCCGCTCGATGAATCCGTCCGCGAGGGCATCCGCGATGTCATCATGTTCGACCACATCAATACGGAGAATCTGATTAAAGAGTTCAAGGACTACGGGTGGGATGATCCACTTTCCATTAATGTCCTTATGTAAAAGAATGCGTACATAGTTTTCAGCCCAATGACCAACTGAGGTTCGGATGCGAGCCTTCTTGTTCGTACCACCTCGGTTTAACTGAACGATCCGATCTTCATGTAGTCGAACACCCGCTTGTCGGGTGAGGCCAAGAAGTCGATTCTTGTATGTACCAGCCTTACCACCTGGTTCAATTTCATCTGTAAGATGTGAGACACGAATTGCTCGTCGCCGAAGGAGGACGAGGACCTCGACCAATTTGTCATTGAAATCTTCTTCTCGCCACTCATTTGACCAGCGCAGTAGGTCTGTGTCGAGGTACATGAGACCATTGTGCCGAGCATCTTTGAGCCAAACACCGATGGCACTGAAGTCACCCTTACGAATAGTGTCGAGTCTCTTAAAAGCAGTGTCAAGATGGACTGATGCAGATTCAATCGGGACCATGTATCGGAAATCTCGGTAGTCCATGAAAAGGTCTGGTAATTGTGACTCAATGAGGGGGGCACGTTCACCAGTACCTGGATTGTTCTGCTGCTGACAGGCGAAATCCTCAGGATCACGAGTTTTAGCTTCGGTGATCTTCTTTTTGTCCCAAAGGAGTGGATGAATCGGTTCACCCGTGAGTTCATCCTCAGTCTGCATGAAGTAGACATGCCAGACACCCGTACCCATCGGTTTCTGGGAGAAAAGTGCCATGTTCGGGCAGGGCATCCCATCCCACGTTGCGATTCCTTCTTCCTTGAGATGCTTACCAGCAATATCGCCATCTGCGTAACGAGTGAGGACGAACATAATGAGTCCGTTCGTCTGACAAGCATTCCAAGAAGCATTGACAGCTTCATGAACGCCCCGAAGGTAGACACCACCCTCGCGGAACTTATTCCTCGTAATCGGGTCATCCCAAATGTGTTGACGATGGTGATACCCGGTCATACCAATGTCTACACCCGTAATATCGAGTGCAGGTTCTGAGATATTACGAGCATGGCGATAACCATGATTGCAATACTTTTTTGTCCAATCCTTCGCACCCTTCCGCCAGTTTCCGTAGAGCCAACCGAACCAAGAGTCTTCATCCTGACCGGAGATGACCTCCTGAATCGTATTCAGAATGTCTTCAGAAAGTTCTGAGGTTGCTGAACAGAACAGAGTAGACATGTCCGGTTCATCAAGATGAGTCCAGATTGAAGCTGACTTCGTCGCGGTAACGGTCTTACCGAAGCCACGAGGGAGGATGATCGCAAGGTACATCCGATCAGTTCCACCTAACTGACAATTAACCTTCCATTGAAGGAGGTATTTCTGAAGCCAAGCAACGTAGGGTCCGTGGAGATCATCCAGAAGCCATCTTATCTGGTCGGCATGTCGTTTGAAGTAGAACTCGACTCCCCAGGCGTAACGGATGAAGTACCATAGAGATCGAGGGTGAGTTGCGGGAGTGGTTTGATCTGTTTCCGAGAACCACGAATTCGGCGCACAGATGGAACGCCAGAGGTCTCGTTCTGCTTCAAGGTCCCATCCGATGGCGTTTTCATTCATGAACTCTCCTTTCAAGATGGCTGGGAGAACAGGAATCGAACCTGCGCTAGTCCGGTTAACAGCCGGGTGCCTTACCTACTTGGCTATCTCCCAATATAACAAGACTATGAAGGTAATTGACCCCGACATGGATCATCTGGTGAACCAGGAACAATTGCCTTGCGCTTCAGAAGATCATCAAATTGAATTCGTTGGATCAGAGTTCGTGAATCTGCATGACCTTGATGTACAGAGTGCGCCCGTTCACGCAGAGCCCGACGTTGAGCTTCCCCTACATCGGTTCCCTCGGCGGCGGCTTGTGCTCGATACTGAGTCACGAGAGCAAGACAAGTTTCGCACCAGGGACTCTCAAAGTTCGTTTTTGGACCAGAACAGGTTTGACAGCGGAATGTGTTCATGTTTGATCTCCTCTCTTCATCAACGTTCGTGCTCGAACATGTAGATCGAGTTTAAGAAGACTGTGAGTGAGTCAGGATTTGTTGTTCGTAGTGATGTGATGGTCGCATGATGAAGATGACTATCTTCACTGTCATGATGACTGACGACGAACATTTGAATACCGTGTTTGTTCGTATGCCATCCACCGATGGGTTCACACCAACAATCCATACTGAGAACGTGTCCATTCATCACATTGACAATATGGACTTCGTTACGATCAGTCTTATGATCTGGAGGTTTCAGTTCCATGGGAGAACCCATTAGGCTGTTAACTTTCGTTGGATCGCACGATCCCAGTTTTCTAGTTCCTTTATGTGCTTCTCTGCATGAAGTCGGTCATAAAGAAGTTTTTCCCACGCACAGATCGCCACTTCTTCTACTTCATAGGCCATCCGATCCTGTAAGTGCAGGTATTCCATCATCCAGACATGGAGGAGTTCATGAATCACGAGACGGACTCGACCATCACGCCGAGGATCAAGTGAGATCACAACATCACTAATCAGGACTTGATGTGTCTCCGGGTCTACATTCTCTATCCAAGTACTCTGCCCGCAAATCGACTGTTTCTTGAGTTTTACTCGGGTGTCCGGACGAGAGAGCCGTTTCCTGAGGTCCGACAGTAACCGTAGTTTCGTTATTTTCCGTTGTCGCATCACCAGTCCCCTTTCTGACGAAGGCACGTTGCATCGCCTCGATAGAAATCGTCGCACCACAAGCAGTGAGGATATTACAGAGCCGTAGAACAGCATCTTCAAAGGTTTTTGGTTTCCCCGGTCCCAGGTCCTTCGCACTTACGACATCCTTGAGGGCAAACCATGCCTTCATTGCCGTAACCCGCGTATCTACGTAGGTCGCTGGGTTGAAAGCGATGGCCCGAAGTTCGTAAAGCATCCGGGTTCGGGTCTCGGAGTCTGTTTCATCGACTGAGGTTGTATCTCCGGCGGCGAGTTGAGCGAGTTGTTCTCCATCGAGCAGTCCGCCCGCAGGCAACGAGGGAGGGATCAATTGGGTGGAAAGACCCGGAGCCTCCAAAGACACACCGGCTCGCTTGTTCGGCTTGCAAACGCCCTCGATGACCATCTGTTGGCGAGCTTGCCAAGCGAGACGGAGACTCACCTGACACGCAGCGGCCACTTCCTTCATCGTTGACTGCGGATTGCGTCTATAAAATGCGAGAGCTTTGGCTATTGCGAGCGACTTTCTACGTCGTCCAAGGGTTTCCATACTTTGCGACTCCTTTTCATTTCCAGGCGAGACAGGACCTGCCTCTAATTTCGCGTGCCCGGGCCTGGGGGGAGCCGCCGGGGGCCTCTCTATCCTTCCCTCTGAGCGCGCGGGTCCTCACACCAGCCTGGCCCTCTACCCACGAGCCCGCGAGGGACCACACTCAGGCCTGTAGAATCATTCTAGCACACTCCTCTTTCATATACCGACTCATATGTAAAGGAATCTGCCGACCCAGGCCAGCCGATAGGCTAAATC